TTTCTGCTGCTGTAAAATTGTTTAAACTAAAACTCATTTTTTCTAATTTTTAATGTTATTAATTAATCTATAAATATTTGATCCCAGTGTGTAGTTACTGTCCCATCTTCTGCAATTTCAGAGATAACAATCTCTTTATTTCTTAGATGTTCTGGTCTTGCACCACATAAAATCTCATCTTGTGTCTTAAAACTCAAGATATTTTTGTTTCCTTTTCTATAAAGATATCCTATAGCATCTGATTTAGATGTTGTAAATTGTTTAAGTTTACCTGTTAGATTTAAATCAAGAGCTTCAAATGTGCCTCCATTTTTTTCTAGCATAGTATCTTTTACGTGACCTAATAATATTAGACGTGGTGCTAATAGTTTAAATCTTTTTACTACATCTTCAAAAGCTTGTCTTAACCATGGATATCCTGCACCATTTGCCATATTTAGGATGCTACCATGTTTAGGTTTACCAACTGTAAACCAGTTTGCTCCCATTGGAGATTTTGAATATAAGAATTCTGCATAAGGAATACATAATTCTTCTAAAGCTGTTATTGTGTCAAGAGCAATAACTTTGTATGGCTTACCAGCATCTGTTATAGCTTTTTCAAGATTAAATAATTCTTGAATGGTTGTAATCTTGATTTTTACAGCTCCTACATAGTCAGAACCATCTTCTAAGTCAATCAATAAACTATCTTTCAGTTGTGACAACAATGTTGTTTTACCTACTTTAGGTTTACTAAAGATTACAAGATTTTTAGGACTTTTAGTAACTGCTTGTACTATACCTGTTGGTAATACCATACCTGTTGCAGCTGTCTCTGCTGCTTTTTTTACTTCTGCCATTTTTTACCTTCGTCAATTAAAGTATTTAACCATTTTTTATTTGATAAGGGCACTTTGTTCACAATACAATAGATATCTCTAATTGTCATTTGTGCATAGTGATTATCTTCTTTTTCTGTAAAAGGAAGTTCTTCCTCAAAATCAACCATATCATGTTTTGAAAAATTTAAATCTAAAGATTGTTGTTCTTCTATTACAGTTGATGTCTTTGTTATTTCTGGATAAGCAGTTTCAATTTTGTTTCTGCTTATCAATTCTAAATCTGATAATCTTACAGCATATGTAGTAAATGGTAGAGAAGTACCATCACTTTTTAATGTAACTTCAACACAGAAGTTAGGAGCTGTTTTCCAATCAGGTTTGTTTTTTAATCTGTATAGATTTCTGTAACCTTCTTCATAAGGTTTGTCATACCAATCAAATAATTCAACAAATATGTCCTGATTTTTTGAAAGTTCATTTGGAAAAAATCTAATACATTCAGATTTTCCACCATCTACAACTTCAAATTCACTTCCTTGATAACATAACTTTGCATAAAATGGAGGATTTTCCATCCCATTGTCTACAAATAGTTGTTCCCAATAAGGTTTAAACTCTGCTGTAATTACATTAATGTGTTTCTTTTTTCTTAATAGTTCTGCCATCTTTAACTAATTTAATTTATACTACTTTTCTAATAATTCTACAGCTTGGTTCTGCAGCTTCTTCAACAAGCATTTGAGCATAGTTTGCTCTATACCATTGAATACCTACTTCACCATATCTGTTTTTTAATACATGTACTGCTAAAAGATATTTGTCAGAAGGAGTTATCATGTACTGTGTAGGTCCATAATAAGATAAATTATACTTTGCAGGTCTGTTATAAGCAATCATAACATCAGCACATTGTAATAAGCTATCACTTCCAAAAACATCTTTTTCTGTAGGGTAATTTCCTTGTGTCCCTGGTTTTTGTCTTTCAGCATCATCAATCTCTCTGTTCAACTGAGTTAGTATAAGAAATACAACAGGTAACTTATTTTTCATCTCTGCTAACATAACAGCAAGATTATTTAAAGTTTCTTGTTTACTTTTCTCACTACCACTTTGTTTTATCAAAAGAGTGTGATCTAGTGTTACAACAAATGGTTTCCCAACCTTTTTGTAAAACTGCATTAATGCTGATTGCATTTCATTAACAGTAAGAGCTTTGTCAATAATAAACTCTTCTCTGTTTTTGTTTGCGTGTGCATACGCTTTCAACTTGTCAAAATCTGATTTAGACAATGGAGGCATTCCATCATCTTTAGCAGATTGAAGGTATCTAATATTCATGTTGTTTGCAGATGAGAACTCACGTAGTGCCATGTTCCTACCTAGCATCTCAAACTGAAAATGTAAAGTTGCAAAATCCTGCTCAGGATTTAAGTTCTGTAGTTCTCTTGTTAAAGAGCTTGCTATCAGAGTTTTACCTACACCAGGTCTTGCACCAATTACATACAAAGAATTCCATTCTAAACCATTAAGTCCAATAGCATTAAACTGTTTCCATTGAGTTTTTAATGATTTAGAATGCCCTGTTGCTCTATTGTGAATATAGACCAAACCTTCATTCATTACGTCATAGTAATGTTTCCATAAATCTGTGCTTGTTGCACTCATAAATGTTTGTGATTTAGATTGTAAAAATACTAAACTTTTGAGAGTTAAACAAATTTTTACCAGATTATTTCAGGTAATTTTTTTTGTTCTTTAAGATGTTGATTCACAGCATTAAATATATTATTGCAATCCCAATGATGCGCTTTTGCATATGCAGCTGACGCAGGATGTGAACACTGGAGAAGTAAAGTGTTGCTTAATACACTATCTACTAAATCTTCATAATGTTGTGCTTTTTTACCCATGAACACCCACACATAGTCGTTGTAGGAAGCATTCAACATGTCTACTAAATAAGCAATAAAAGGATGCCACATATTAATATGCTTACCTATTTTGCCAATTTCAGTAGTTAGTGCAGTGTTGAGTAATAAAACACCTTGATTTGACCAGCGTCTCAAATCTGGATCAAATGTATTTACATCTTTTTTACTTTCATATACTGTGTCATTAACAGCATGTAAAATATAACGCAGTGATGTTTCTGCTTTTTTTGTATTTCCACAAGAGAATGCTATACCATCAGCTACACCTAACTGTGGATATGGATCTTGTCCTATCATTATTACTCTTGTTTTATCATATGGGCATTGCATAAAAGCATTAAACACTTGTTTAAGTGGTGGTGTAAATCTTTGCCCTTCATCAACACATTTTTCTAGTGTTGTAATAATTGTTACAAAATCTTCTGATAATAGAAAACCTTTTAATATGTCATGCCAACCAGATGGTTTAAGCATATCATACATTTTTGATGCATATTCTTGTGGAGTTAATTTATTTGGTATATTTGACATTTATTATATATATTTGCTAATTAAATATTTAATTATGAAAAAAGAGAAAAAAACAACTGAAGATTTTAAATTTAAAGTTATAGATCCTGAAGCTATTCTTACATTAGAAATGAGCACACCTTTCTATATCAGACTTAAACAAGCTTTAATTTATTTTTTAAGAGATAAAACTAAAGAAGAACTTGCATCTGGTAATAAGCAGATACAAGAAAATAAAGTTACTGAAGAATGGGTAGTTCATTTAGAAACAATGTATATATTACTTGCTGAGTTTGACAATCAAGCTGTTAAAGCAAATAAAATAATTGAAAAAACTAAAGAAGAAATGGAAGAAGATATGAAAAAGATTACTAATCAAAAATAATAACCAACAATATTACCAATCTCTACACACATCTGAATAGCATCAGATAACTCTTTTTTATTACAATCAGAAAAACTTTTATACTCTTTTGAAGCAGGATCTATCAGTCCTGCTTTTTCTTTTACAATTTCTTTCATTTCTTCAAATGTATGTCCTGTTTCTCTAGCCAATTCTCTTATGCATGCATGTACTTTAGCTAATTGTCCAGAGGTTTTGTCATCTTCATTTTCTATTTTAGTGATATATACTTCAACAATTTCTCCTTCAGCTAAATCTTTTTCTAATTGAAAGTATTTTGTTGCATCTTCAATTGTTAATAGTTTTAATTTACTACCACGTTTACCAAATCTAACTGTTATGTTTTGCATCTTGCCATGTTATTTTTGATTGATCTAAATCACTTAGTGCACTGATTACCCATTCTGTATCTACAGTATCTGCGTATGCAAGAATATGTATTACAGACTGTTCTTCAGGACTTAATCTAAGCAATCTGCCAATGCGTTGGTTACTTTTTCTCTCATTACTATATGCATGAAGTATAATACCATACTTTAAATTTGGAATATTTACACCTTCATTAAGTTGCTGTACTGCAGATAGACATTTAAATTTTCCTTGTTTAAATGCTTCAAGGTTATCTTCACTATTTGGATTTTTACTATGATAGCTGTTTTCACATACTCTATCTGCTTGATCAGTATTGTTACAAAAGATTATACACTTATCATCTACATTTTTGAGTAAGACGTTTTTAGCATAGTTTTCTTTTGTTTTATACTGCATTAAACCTTGCATGCGCATGATACGCATCTTCTGTTTATTACCTAAAGAGAATGTTTTCTCTATCTGATTAGTCCAATATGCATAATGTTCTCTTTCAGAAGTCACAAAGCCACCTGTTTTTGTAGTAACCTTATGTGTCTTGTAAGTGTTAAGAGGTAACAAGTGCACTATTATTCTATAGTCATTAAGAATTTTATCATCAACAGCATCATCTGTAATGTACTCATATACTATTGGACAAAATCTATCTACCATAATACCTTTTTCTGAATTAGAATGGCGTGGTGGTGTACCAGAAAGTCCTA